ATACTATTAATAATAAAAATAAAATAGACATGGGTTTTAGCTTAAATAATCTCGCAATCACCGCTACAAACAGTGCGATGACCGCTACTATAGGGCATCTTTTTGATACCCTACAGAGCAAGATTGCCAATGGAGGACGTGATTCAAACTGCAAGTTCTACTATAGTGGTCCCGGTGCTGGCGGCTCCATACTTCAGGTTGCCACCAAGGGTATTGTGGGTGGAGCTGTATCTGCACTCAAGGATGAAGCCGTCAATGCGTTCAATTCATTGCTCAATGGAAAGAAAAAAAGCAACACTGACGGAGAGGATTGGTGTGACGATGTTATATTCGAAAATGATGAAGATAGTGAAAAATATGGCAAGTTCCCAATCGAAAATGGTGAAGTTATAGAGGCACTTGATGATTGGGGCAACGTATGTTGTGATGCTTTAATGCTTGGTATTGAAGTGAAAGACCCAATCTTTGTCACACAGCGTTCACGGACTGCTGAAATGAAAAAGGTGAATGGTGGTTGTAAGCTTGATATATCCCATGACAATATTAAAAATATCAAAACCAATTATTTGGTTTGGTATGATACTACTGCATTGATAACCATAAATTCAGACAAGAATATCGTAGTTTCCCGTGTACAAGGCAGGGATTACAGTAGAAAGGAACTTGTTTCCAATGGAGACATTAAATTCTCAGTTTCCGGCCAAATCACCAGTGGAAAGCCTGATGTATACCCGGCAAAGGAAATTAAAAAGTTCATTAAGATAATGCAATACAAGGGCATCATAAAGGTGAACAATGAGGTGTTGGACCAGTTTGGTATCGAACATATCGTTATCACTGACTTCAACATAACTTCAAAGGAAGGATATAAGGCAGTGCAGAATTACACATTCAATGCAATAGGTTTGCAGCCTGAAAAGGAAATTGTAATCAATTATGATACCATTACATTTATCCCGCCGAAACCTATGAACGACAGTTCTGATGACACTGGTTGGGAATCAATGCTGAAGAGCCAACTTGCAGGTCTGAAATCTATGGCCGGAGATTTATTCAGTCAAGGTTTGGCTATTTCTAGCGGTATGTTGGATTCAAAATTATAACAATTATGCCAGATTCATCAAATCAATTGACACAACGCCCTGAAAAGGTGCAGGAACAGCCTTTCAAGTCTACACCTGACTATATAACACATAAGGCTTATGAGGACAAACTTGCAATCCTTGTTTGTCTGATAAAGGTATGGCGACCAAAAGGCAATGACTGGTACAATATTCCGAATGATTGTCTTGTCATCCGTGAATGTGAAAGCATAGAGATTGCCGATTCATGCAAGGAACTTATAAACAAGGCTGTCGTAAAGTTCCCTAGAGGTACTGTGATTCACGTATCAAGTTCAAAGAACAAGACAGTGAAGAGCGGTACTGAAGCTGACAATACGGTCTCCACCCAGGAAATGAAAAAGGCTACCAATGACGGGGAAGTAATCACAACCTCGTCTTCTACCTTTTCGGATGACGGTGTTTCAACCACCTCAATGGCTCCAAATTACGACGACAAGGGTCTCGTTCAATTCAATAGAAGCAAGAATGAAGCGGCCTTGTTGCAACCCAATGATTTGGCAATAGGCAATCGTATTGAAATTCGTCTCGGATATGCTTATTCTGAAACTGAATTTGACAAGATGAATGCCAGTGACGGACTTAATATGGATTTGGTCTTTACCGGATTCATCACTTCCGTTTCAGTTGATACTCCATTGGAAATTGAATGTACCAATATGGCCCATATTCTGACAACCATCGGTGTGCCAAACATTTATGAAAAGGATTCATTGACCGTCAAGGATTTTTTGGATTCGGGAGGTAAATATGATTTGCTCAAAGATACTGGCGTTGAATTGTCAGAAGCAAGCAAGGGTTCGAACATCAGTGTAAAAGGTGGTACAATCACTGACAATCTCACTGTTGCCGATGTATTGAACGAATGGGGAAAAGCCGGTGTTCTATGCATTATGGAGCTTAATCAAAACGGAAAGGCTTATTTGCGTGTAGGGTTGACTTACTATGCAGGTAAGGGAGGTGGAGGAATCCCCAACAGCGACAAGAAATACATTACATATAATGGAGGAAACAATTCTTTGAAAATCATTCAGTTTGACTGGGATGTAGCTCAAGACAAGCTTTCATTGATGCATACTGACAAGAAATACCTTGCTGTAGAGGCTCATGGTACAGATGGAAAGAAATTCTTCAAGTTTACCCTAATCAAGAATCCGAATACAGATGATGAAGGTTGGATTATAGATTCAAGCGGCAACAACAATTATGAAGGGCAATTCCGTATGGTAAACAAGCGTGACTACAAGGATAAAAAAAGTCAGAAGGGTGCCAAAGGAACCAATAGTGACAAGAAAACTGGCGGTCATTTGAAAAACAAGGTAGACCTCAGTCATTACAATGTGGTTCCATACATGTCAACCAAGATAGGCATAACTGAGGACGAATTGATGGAAGAGGCGAAGCAGTATTGGGCATCGTATGTTCCTAATGGTATCTCAGGTTCATTGGTAATCTTCGGGGATGTTTTTGTGAAGCCTACCGATATTGTAGGGTTGATAGACATGAGACAGCCGCACAAGAACGGATATTATTTTGTAGAATCTGTCAATACCACTTTCGGATTGAACGGATATAGAAGGGAATTGAAGATGCCTTTCAAGATAGCAAAGTTTTCAGAAAACGTAAAAATCATCTAATTATGTCTATATCACACGAAGCACATAAGATAGCAGGAGATGTCCGTAGGGCAATCCATGAAATAGCAAGACAAGGAACAACTGATTTGGATGGGGCATTGCGTGGTACACGAAAGATAGTGGGCTATGTCTGTGCCATTCATGAGGATGGCGAACTGGCCGGAACCATCGATGTACAGGAATATAATTTTGAACCCGATGAAACCAATGTGAAGGGTATTCGTCATCACAAAGGTGTTCTTTTGTCTGCCATTCAGGACAATACTGAAGGTGTACTTATCGTTCCAATGCTTTATTCTGAAGTGGTTATCGTTCAGAATCCTCTTGACGGCCATGAATATGTTTTAATGTACAGCCATGCAAAGAGAATTCAGGTCAAAGCCCATGAAGAGATTGGAATTGGTGTGACTGAAGTGGAAGATTTTGTGGAAACCGATGATGGCTTGGAGAAGGATTTTGATGAGCTTGAGCCTACAAAGAACAAGACAAGTACTGTCTATACCGCCACTTCAATTACAGACCAAATAACTTCGCCTGATGATGAGGAAGGATTCAAGCAGGAAAAGACCGTGGAACATAAAATCATCACTGTAGGTAATACCAAGATAACAATTGATGGAGAGAATGTACTTATTGAAACGAGCGGTAAGGTTGAATACAAGATTGGTGATACGGTCTTTACAGAAGAGGAAGGAAAAATAACGGTCAAGACTGAAGATGTGAAGGTCGAATGTACGAACTGTGATGTCAAAGCTGAAAATGTAAAGGTTGAAGCGAATGATGTAAAGGTTGATGGCAAGACAATCACTTTGACAGGTGGCACATTGAAAACCAAGGGACAGAGTGCTACCGACTTGCAAGGCCCGTTCAATCCAATTAAGGTATGCCCCTTCAGCGGTGCTCCGCATTGCGGTTCCACCGTCAGCGGTACATAACATTAAAACAATAACATTATGAGCAAATCATCATTTGCAGCTACCATAATAGACAAGATAAATGCAGCAATCGGAAGAGAAGGTCAGAATTACTCGGAAGGTTCTGCATTTTCTGCAATGGAGGCTGTAGCACAAGGAATCACTGAGTATCTTATTCAGAACACAACAGTAACCATCCAGTATTCAGGTACAATCCAATCTTCAAAACCATCTCCTGACCCGGTTGTTGCAGATATGTTCAGCATTGTCGGCAGTTGTGCTCCTACTGGCCCTTCACAGCATTTTGATGACTGGATAAAGCAGATAGAGTCAAATATAATAGCAGGGTTCCAGCTTGCTCCTATGGGCAATGCAGGGGTTGTATTCCCACAAAAGCCTTTCCTTAATATAGGTATAGACACAATTAGGGAACAGCTTACGGCAGCACATGACGTACTGGATGAAGACCCGCAGCACAAGATTTGGGAAATGGTGTGCGGCGGTATAATGGACTGGATAAACGGGATTGCCATGAATTCCGTTCCAGGAGCCGCCACAAGACCTTCAGCACCTTCTGCCGGAACTGCATCTATTGTTAACATTACCATAACGTAGACGGCTTCTTTTTGGCTGTTCACCCCCTTTTCAATTTCAAAGAATCTTTAACTATTATATATAAACACTGTATTAGATTATGGTTAAAGATTTGATAATAGATATGAAAGAAAGGGACTTGTTGTTTGAAGACAAGTCTAATTCATCTATGCCTATATTTGATGTGGTGTGGGGCAATATCTTGGATGTTGACGATACTGCCGATGTTCTTATTTGCAATGTAATCGTACCTGAAGCATATTGGAGCATGGTCAAGTATACAGACCGTCAGCTCATTATCAGAATCAAATCACCATATATCCCGAATACAAGCACTTTCCGAATCCGTCCAGTAAAACTGAAAGACAACCAATACAGCTTATTTTGGAATATCAGAGGTGAATTCGGGTTGCCGGTAAGCAGTTTTGCACTCAGCAAGAACATTTCGGCTCCTATAAGTGCAAGTATGCTTCCGTTCGTTGACATTGACGGTGAGTTTGTCGTCAAGATGGTTCAGAACGAACAGATGGAAGAACTGGACAAGGCATATATCTACTCATCCAAGGAAACTGACCTAAGCATCAATTACAGCGATGACCAGGCAGCGCAACTTTTGTCTATCTGCAATCCTGGAAACAGCTACAGATACCCTACCACCGGTGTGGGAATCACCCAATATATCAACTCCGTAATATCACATACCGATTTTGCCGAAAAGTTGGAAAACCAGTTTGAAAATGACGGCAAAAGAATAGTGGAAGCCGATTTTGACAATACCAACTGCAATCTTGATGTCCTTTTCATTCATGAAACCGAACAGCAAGATACAGACCTCATTCCAGTTGACGAGCTTGCAATTGACTTCTTCAGCATGTTTGACGACGATTATGTCCGTAGAAACACAGTATTGAATGAAGTTGATGATTTGGATTTTATCAAACTTCTCAACGAATACACGAACTTCCTTGAAATTATCTTCTTCCCTGACCATACCACAACCAAGACAAGGATTGTGGACGATGTGGTTGAAGGTAAGTTTGATGAATATGGAAATATAGTTGAAAGTGACGAGTATTTCATTGTCAAGGCGACACTGGAAGCCAACACGATCATCATGTTCGATAACCCAGGCGATGATGAAATAAAGGATTCTCCGGTATTCGTGATAAATGACATTGATGAAAGCAGACTATACACCTCATTGGTAGAACAGCCTTATTGGATTACTGAATCTTGCCATAAATGCTTCATTCTGCTTAAACGTTCGGTTGTATGCTACATGATTAAAAAAGACGCTTTCAAGGATGAAAAGGGTCTTTACATCATTCCGCAGACAAGCAGCAATGTGAAGAATATGGTTGCCATGGCTCAAGACATACATACTGGTAGATTGCTCGGTATAGTTTCCAACAGCACCAACATCAGTGATATGACATTGGAGGAAATCACGCAATATATCTACGCTATTAAAGAAATCAATTAAAAGATACGATAATGAACAGCAACATAGTAAAAATAGGTAAGGCACTGAAATGGAGAGGTGTATACGACAACTCCAAGAAGTATTATGCTGAGAACATAGTCACCTGCTATGGAGGCGTGTTCCGTCTCAACGTTTCGGTAGCCCAGGGTATTCCTCCATACGAACTGAATGAAGAGGGTTTGCCTACAATCAAAAACAGCGAGACATGGACTTGTCTTGTGGATACCACGTGGATAATCGAATGGGTGCTTGCTTTCAAGAAGTTTAAGAATGAGGCTCTTGCTCGTTTTGAGAAGGATGAAAAGCATATAGATGAACATTGCAAAAAATTGAAAGAGCATCAGAAACATCTTGAAACACTGGATAGCTCGATTGAAGACTTAAAAAAGAAAGATGTTGGACATGAACTTTTGATAAACAATGTCGCTAGGACTGTATCTCAGATAAGCAACAAGGCAGATAAGAATGAGAAAGACATAGCCAATATAAACAAGAAGATTGGTGATTCAGAGCTTACCATGGGTGAACTTCAGAAGCAAATTCAAGCTGCCAACGACAGAATCACCAAGGAAATGGGCGTGCTTACCAATACAATCATTGAACAGAAGAAGGTCATCAACAAGAACACTCAGGAAATTGAAGCACTGAAAAACCAGATAGCTCACTTGCAGAACAGAATCGAACTGATGAGCAAGTACAATTGCTGCTTTAGCGGAGGAATTTGGGACAACGACCTTTACTGGAACAACGATAGCCTTTGGAACAATGGTTATACAAGTGAAGGTGGAGGCACTGTCATCCAGCCCGAAATGGAAGTGATTGGCTATACGGAGGAAACGGGTGAACTGAAAGTGAGTGGTACAGTGGTCAGCTACGACCCCAAAACCGGTACACTTTCCATCATAGACGAAACCAACGTATATGACGAATCTACCGGAACGCTCTATATAGACGGACTTGACGGAATCTACCAGGATGAAATGACTACTACCGGATATGAGGAGGAAGATGGTAATCTTGGGGTGAGCGGTTCAGTTACCGATTATGACGAAGAGACCGGAACACTCTCTATCATAGACAAGACGAATTCTTATGATGAAGAGACTGGTACGTTGTTCATCGACAATCTTTTCGGATAAATAAACGGAACAAGACTATTATAAGAAAAAGCCATACAGGAGGGATGGCAAAGACCCTCCACTTTTCTAATATTATAAATTTATAAGACAATGGCAAATTTGGATTTGTACAAACTTTCCATCGGCGGTAAGATTTATGAAATTCCTGCCGCATCGACTTCAAAGGCTGGTTTGTTGTCAGCTGAAGATTACGCTAAGTTGGCTAACGTTGCTGCTGGTGCTCAGGCTAACGTTATCGAAGGTATCAAGGTTAATGGTGCTTTGTTGACTTTGGTTGAAAAGATTGCAGACATCTTGATTGCTGAAGGTTCTGCTAACGGTACTATCAGCGTAAACGGTGTTGACGTTGCAGTTAAGGGCTTGGCTGCTTTGGCATACAAGAGCGAAGTTTCTATGGACGACTTGGCTGCTGCCTTGAAGGAAGTAATCAATTCTAAGGCTGCTCAGACTGAATTGAACACTTTGTCAGGCCGTGTTGACACTTTGGAAGGCGAAGGCGAAGGTTCTGTAAAGAAGGCTATCGACGATGCCATCAACAAGTTCGCTACTGACATCACTGACAACGGCACAGTTGACAGCTTCAAGGAATTGGTAGACTGGGTTGCTGAACACGGTACTGAAGCAGGTGAAATGGCTAAGGGTATCGCTGACAACAAGACTGCTATCGAAGCTTTGGCTGCTTTGGTTGGTGCATTGCCTGAAGATACTTCAGCCAAGACTATCGTTGAGTACATCGACACCAAGTTCGCTAACGTTGACTTCAGCAACTACTTCACTAAGCAGGAAGTAACTGATGGTTTTGTTGCCAAGGAAACTGGCAAGGGCTTGTCAACCAATGACTACTCTACTGAAGACAAGAACAAGTTGGCTGGTATCGAAGCTGGTGCAACCAAGAACGGCGTTTCTTATGATGCAGCATCAGGTACTTTGACTTTGACAGGTTTTGCTGAAGTTGTAGCGTAACTTATTGAATAGGATGTAAGAAATTTAACTATGGCTAATGAGAATTATTTCCAGAATCTCAATATCGCCGGTCAAAATTTCAAGGTAAGCCCAACTTGGGAACAACTTGGGCTTACCAAATCCTATTTGCTTACACTGCTTGCCCGTGACATGTATACCCCACAGGCAACTCAGGCTCCATCATCTACAGACGTATATTATACAGATCCTGCTGACGGTAATGCGGCTCCTTTCAGAGAAGGGCAATGTTGCGTTTATCCCGATAGCGAAAGTTCTGATGGTTGGGGTTTCAGTATTGCTAAGCATATAGAGACCGACGCAGAAGGATTGCCTACCAGTATCGTATGGCAGAGATTCATAAATGAAGCCCCTATGGGCAAAGAAAAGATTTACAGCCTATTCGGTTTGCCAGTTGAATGACGGTGAACGAATGGGCTTTTTATTATTAATGATAAAACTAAAACAATATGTCAAAAGTAGATGAAAACGATTTGAAGTATTTCAAGGAGGCTTGTGACATTACATATCAAGGCAAACTATTGAAGTTTACTAATGTTGAAGCATCCAATTGGGTAAGCGATTCTACGTTTACCGACTTTCCTTATTGTTGTAACGTGACATGTACTGGAGTTACAGAAAACATGGTTCCTGAAGTAATATTCAGTCAAGCTGATGCAATGAGTGGTGATTACGCTGTAGTTTGTGAATCATTTGCAAATGTAGTGCGCATCTATTCAAAGAAAAATATATCAATTACTATTCCAACAATTATAATTCACAAGTAATATGAGAGGAAGTACTAATGCTTTAGGTAAAAACCAAAGCATTAGTACTCAATAATAACATTTATAAAAATTAAGATTATGATAGGAATAACCAACGCAACAGGAGGTGGAGGACTTCAGGGAGAAATCCTGAACCTTTCCCTCGTGTCCAACCAAGCCAGTCACGACAGTTTGCTTGGTGCAATCATTACTGTATCTCATCCGGGAGGAAGCACTGAATATACATGGGAAGGCTCGGAGATTTCCGTAAACATCCCTCCTTATGTAGAATATTCGGTTGAATACTCGAAAGTCGAAGGATACAAGACTCCCGAACCATTC